CGAGAATCATCGTCATGTCATTTATAACAAACGTCTCGTAAGCTGGCATAGAACGAACGAAGAACTGATTACCCGCCGCCGCCGTACCAACCGCCGTCGCCACATCGGGAACCCGATATAGCGTCACCGTCAACGCCGATGAATGCGTATTGTGCAAGAGAATGCTCGTTACGAACGTCGTTGTCGCAGCCGGATTCGCATACATAACCGTAGCCGTGTCCGGTATAAGCAATGTGCTGTAAAGCGCAGTGCTATTTAGCCATTCAAAGGTTGCCGCCATTACAAACCACCCCCATTTCGGAACGCACCAAGTATCGTCATAAACATAGTATCTTCCATTGTCCAGCCCGTTAATCCACCATAGACTATCCGCGAATCTGTGCCGTCATGGCAATGCCCGGTTAACGTTTCCATCGCCGCATTGAACTGTGTCTGGACTTCTGTAAAATTCGCGTTCACCGCCGCCGGAGCATTGGCAGTATCGTTTACCAATGTATTCGGGACATCCATTGCAAAGGTTGACGCCGCCATTAAACATTCCTCCTAATATTGTGAAGCTGGTAGTAAAGTTCAATTCCACTATATGATATTTCATCTTTCGCATTTGAACCGGCGTTCGTTATAATCGCTTGTAGATATTGAAACGGCGTGTTCATCGCAATCGGCTTGACAAGCACCGGACGTTCCGCCCATATCGTATTGTTCCAAAGTTGTTTCTGGTTCGTATCAGTCCCGTCATTCCACATGGGAACGATATTCTTGAGCGACAGCGTTCGTTCTGTTGAAAGTTTTCGCCCGTCAATGATAAACTGCACGGTTGTCGAATCGTTGTAATTGCTGTATACTATCATCGTCACATCCCGCGCCCGCTTAACAACGGTTGTTCCATGAGGCGCAATGACCGCCGTATAGATTTCCGATACAATGGCATTCTCGACGGTCGCGCTGCTTTCATACGTGTCGTCTTTATATTTCGTATCATCGTCCATGATATATACGAACCCGTCCTCATCGCCCCGCAAGACAACGTATTTCTCGGCGGTGTATTGAGTGCCATCCCCATAATGCGCCGTGTATCGCCGTATACCGGATGCCAGCGTATAAGGCTCGTAACCGTCGCTTTCAAACCACCCGCTCCATACATCGCGCTCTGCCGCCTTTGATAGTCCGACGTTATACACGATTGATATGTTGTGGCGCGTCGAAAGCCCTGTACGGAACCCCCATTGAATCTCTTTGTTCGCGGAATCGTATACGCTCACAACGTTGAACGGGTCGATGGATTCCGAATACTTCTCGTAAATGTTCTTATCTATCGGAACAATTTCAAGCCCGTTTTCGATAGCCTCGCGCAAGACGCCCTTGTAGATATGATCGCGATCAGCGAAGTATAACGTGTTCCCGATAGATTGAATTGACTGGTGAGAGGTTGTACCGTACTCCCGCGAAACCTGAATTTGCGCCGATGTATCACTTTCCGGGTCAGCCTCCGTTATGATGGTTACGCCGAACTGTTGAAAAATAACACCGTAATCGTATACCTGAGATAACCCCATAACCCGGTCGCCCGATGGTGATTTCAGTGTCCAGTAAACCGCCGTCGTACTCGTTCCCGGAAACCAATCAGTCCCATCAAGAGACGCGCTCACGAAAACCTTATACGGGTCAGAATCAAGTCCCGCCGCAAGCATTCGGTCGTCGTATACGAAAATATAACGCGGCGCACCAAACGCCCACGGATACGAGCTTGCCACACTCGTAAGCGTTTCGCCATCCCATTTCAAGAAGTTTGAACCATCAGCGATAAACACATAAGAAATGGAATTCTCGTCCTGAAACGTACAGAACGTCGGGCGCGTCGTTGTGTCAAGATCGGTTATAACTGTTGCCACATACGTATCTGTATTAACCGAATAGAGATATTTGCCCGCCTTGACTATCCACTCGTTCGTGTACTCTGCGCCATTCGGACGTCGGAAGTCATAGATAGCTGTGACCGCCCCATTGAGAGCGGTCGTGCTAAGAAGCCTGCTACCACGCCGCGTTCGTGCAATGCCATTCTCATCAATGTGCATATTCCGAATGACTTGCGCTTCTCGCGGGTCAAGAGCCATTGCGTCCTCTGTGGTATTACATCCGTACCACAGGCGCGGTAGTTTAGTTGATACCTTCTGTTTCGGCAATCTCTTCTTCGTTCCCTTCGGTTGAACCAAAGACTATGGCGCGTAGTTTGGCAACACCTGGACGCCCTTTAATTGTCGGGTCAATTCGTCTGGCAATCTGAATCAATGTGTCGTAAGGTATACTTTCTGTTTTGTGAGCCGCTTGTTTAACGGGTTCGGTCGCCTTTGCCATAGCAAGCTCATTGAGTTTTCTTTCGAGTTCTTCAATCTTGTCCGTCTGCTTTTTCGCAACCGTGTCCATATCACGCGGATTATACTTGCGCTCACCGAAAACCGCTTCCATGCGCGGGTCAGACGGGAGAATGTTATACACCGTCCCACCATCTTTACTGACATACTGCGTTCTGGGGTCGTATCGCGTTCCGATATACAGCACCGGAATTTCATGTGCCGCCGCCTTATCAGCCATTTCATTTATTGCGCTACCATCGGCTCGTTCCACTCCTGCAATTTCTGTCGATTTTAAATCAGGCATTTCGCCCTCCAAAAAGTTTAACGTTCTACTTTACGAATAAGATTCGGCCCGTTCTTAACAGGTCTACGAAGCCGCTTTATTATTTTGTCTGTCTCGTCTATGATAAGCCGCGCAACGGCGGTATCATCATCATCTTGCCCCACCTTTATAAGTCGAATGGCGACCTGAGCAATGAGAGCGTGAAGACGTTCCGGTAAAGGAGAAAGCAGGCTGTATGTACTCGTGTTCGCCGTCGGGTTTGTTGCCCATGCCACGCTGATAGTAGCCGTACGCGTAGACGCCACATAATCGCTGATTGTCCGCACTTGCTCGCCGCTGTATATATTCATTCCGTTGTAATAGTCATCTTGAACTCGCAGATGTCCGCCCGTTGGCGTTGCCGGGAATATAACCGATGTATTTCCGGTCGTTCCCACGGTTCCATAATGTAGCGGAACGGGGCGGCGAGTATACCAGACACGAAGAGTAGCGTTGTCCGTCTTATACGGAATCTCGATGTATTGATCGCGGACGCTGAACGGAATCTGAGACGTTGAAATGGTTCCGTCGAAATATGCCAGCCGGTCAAACCACGAAGTTGTAACCGTATTCGTCGGCGAATCGGTGCTTGTCCTGTCCTCAATCATAAGAATCTGTTCGTAATCGAACGGAATATAATCGGGGATGTAATACTGAGACACGCCCGTAAGCGTCAAGTCAAAATATGTCGAAAGAATTTCCGGTCGATAGTCGGCAATAATGTCGAATATCGTATCTTGCGCTTGGTCAATAAACATCATTTCAAGATCAGCACTTCCGCTAAACTCGCCCTCGTCGTGATTAGTTTCCCAGCGAATCATCTTAACCATATTTTGAACCGAATATATCATATCCCCACCATCTTAAATTCTCTGGTGAAAGGATTAAACTGCCAGTTATTTGCCCGCCATCCGCGCCCTTCATCGACTGTCATTCCGGGGGGCGTCGTTCCATCGAACCGAACGATCATGGTATTGCTCGTCCCCATGTCATTAATATGAATTGTAGGAAGAACGACACCGTTGTCATTAATGATTATCTCCGTGTCATCTGAAACAACATGGCGAAGAAGCAACGTGTTCGTATCAATTATCGCCTGCATAACCGCCCCCAAATCCGGGTGAATATGGAATCTTTGTTTTGCCTGAATCCAGTCCGGCTTCACGCCGTATAGTTCTGAATAAACTCAGATTGTCCATCGCAATGTCATGATATTTCTGGCGTTCGGCTTCATCCGTTGCCGCTTCCGCGAGTTGATCGAAATACACAATCTCGCGCAACGTGTCCATGATTCGCTGATTGTACCAGAGAGTCCGGCGCAACTTGCTAAATGTACGACCATCAATAGGTATATACTGTTGATTCTCATTTACTACTGGAGTAACCATGTATGGGACACGTCCTTTGGACTCAAACCATATTTCCCAGCGCATCTTTCTCCTGTTCCATCTCGGAGTAAAATGCCGGTCAATGGCGTGTAAACGCCTTATAGTATCGTGTGCTAATCCCGGTGTGATTCCCATACATGATTCTCCATTAAATACTAATACTACGAAAAACAGTCAAGTCAAAACTACATGACTCTCCAATAAAAGTTAATAACCTGTCCATGTTCCAAGTGTGTATGTCATCAACCAGCGCACGCCGTCGATAGCCACAAGTTTCACTGTACCAGCCACACTTGATTGTGTCACATAAGCTGCATTTGCCGATGTCAGAAGCGAGTCCCCAGAAGCCACTTGTATTAATAGAGAATCAGCATCAGCAACAAACGCTTCATAATTCAAACCGGCAACGGCAGCGGGCAGAAACAGCGTCGATTTCTGCGCCATCGCCCTCGCCACAAACACCGTGCCAGACGACTTAAGTGTTCCACTCGCGTATGCCGAATCACTTGCCGCCGTTACAAGAGCAACATTTTTTAAAGCACCCCATGAGGCAGCATCAAACAAATAGCCGCCCGATGCACTCTGAAATAGAATCTGGTCAGATGTGTTTACCGTAATATTACTGGCGTCACCATCAGATGCTTTAAACGCTATTGTCGGATTCCCCGATGCTACCGTTAAAGCCAGTGAACTATCAGCGAATACTGGCGTCTGCTCTTTCGACACAAGAAGCGAATCAGATATTACAACCCTATCGCTCAATGTTAAAGCCCCTGTCAACCCAAGCGTTCCGCTAATAAGAGCCGAGCCAGTAACGTCAAGCGCAGCAGTCGGAGATGAATTGTTTACACCAAAATATCCTGTACTAAAATCTCCGAAAATGCCGTATGTCGGATAGAACATCGTCTGGATAAAGAGCTTGTGCGCGGATGTATTAGTACCACCCGCGCCGTAGCCAAGATAAACCCCGCCATTAACGGTTAACGCAGAACGTCCGGCATACGCACCAATCGCCGTATTGCCATGTCCCGTTGTGAGAGAGGGTAATGCGTAGCCGCCAATACCAGTGTTTTCTTCACCCGTAGTAACGGCATTCAGCGCACCTACACCATCAGCCACATTCTCGGAGAACGAATGCGGGGCGAACCCCAGCAAGCACAGAAAGAAAAACAGTGCTATTTTTTTCATTGTTCCCCTCCATTAATAGGTTTGTTCTCTGTTATATATCGGGAGCAGGTCGAATGAATACGCCGTACTCGCAGACGATGAACGAATGTCGATAACCCGATTCTCGAAATATGACCCGACAACGACCTCGAATACATTGCCAGAATCTCTACCAGCGATACACACATCACCAACCGTATTACACGCACATTCGGCAAGCGATGCATACCGCCCCTCAATCGCCGTATCAATAACGGAATCAGCAGTGAGAACCTTCGCCGCTTTCGAAAACCGGATGCACTTCAGATATGTACCGTCGTCCCCGATGATAATACCCTGAGTGTTGTCAATCATGCTGTGACGAACACTCGTATGCGTACCCGCCCCAAACGGCGTTATTGCCGTACCGCCCGTAGCCACAACCACCGGAGACGCCTCGTTGACCGTTGTTGCGATAAGAGCCGCATCAGAACTTGCATCAACGTAGCTGACAACGATATTGAGGGCTTCCGGTGAAGATACCTGAAGAAGTGTGCCAGCCGCGTCAACGAGCGTCTTTTCCGTTCCGAACGCCACAACACCCGCCGCGCTAACCGATGCACCCCACGCATGAACCTTGTTGCTGTCGCCAGTATCGCGGTAAACCACTACTACGTAACCAGTGTCATACGTGCAGCAACAGATATAATCCGGTGCGGACTGGTCAAACTCAACTTCGGACGTCTGCGTTCCAAAAGTAGTATCCGTGAAAGGAATACAAATCGTTGAACCGTCTGTTCCCGAAGTAACCTGAAACGCTATGAACACGTAACCGGCGCGAGGCATACAAATTCCGATGCCCTTTGTCGCCGTACCGATAACCGCTGTAGACTTTATATCTCCGTAAGTTATCGCACCACTCGACGCAACCGTGCCGATAACTGCCTTGAGATAACTGGAGTCGCCCACATCGTAATACGCAACTGCAAATGTGGTATCAGACAACCGGCAAATAGCGACATCCGTTACCCCGCCGTCCTCGAACTCAGACGCGGAACTGACTGTCGGCGTGTTGCCAACCGTAATAACCGAGAAACATTTTCCATCCTCGCCGTCCGCGTTGTCCGCATAAGCGTAAACGTAAAGTTCATCGGTTAATCGACAGCCAACAAGATATGTCGCTTGCACTGCCGGCCCCGCCGTGATTGCAACGGGAAAGTTAATGCCGTCGCGTTCATTATCGTTTCCATAGACGTATGTTCCGATGCCGTTCAACCCGCTTATTTTCCGGCGCGTTGCACCAACATCATCTTTCAATACAATCGGCTTAACCGCAGCCGGAGTATTAGCTGTGGCACAGGTAGTATACCCCGTATAATACCTGTGATCTATCTTTGCAAAAGGAATAGGCATATACTTCACAACCTTTCTATGCCGTTAAAGTGTGGAGCGGGGTTTCCGTCCACCGACCGCCCGCTCCACCCTGTGATGGTTTGTCGTTAGAATTTATTCGCTGTAACAGTTATGTCCGTGAGCTTTCCGCACCACTTACGAGATGCGACAATGGCGGTCGTGGCATACCAACCCCAATAAGCGTTCCACTGATCTTTGCCCGTCTGCTGCTTGATTATACTACCGTCGTATTCAAGCCATCCCGGTGCGCCCGCTTCAGGGATTTTGATGCAACGAGTGTCGATAGCATAAAGCTCGTCGATACAATACGGGTCTTTGTAAATAGGTTTCCCGTTGAACATAAGAGCCGTCCAGCCGGTATCGAGCGCACCCTTGATCGTATCGTAGCTGACAATCTGATTCTCGGCACGAGCCGCTTCACCCATCGTCAACCATGCCGCGTTGCTCGTATACAGGAAATCAACATGGCCGCCATCGACCTCGATGTCGTCAAGCATTACCTGTACGCGGTTTGTGGTAATAGGCTCTGCCGTTCCCGCTGTCGAACCATAATGAACATACGACTTGAACTCAGGATACGTAGCAATCGTTACGCCCTGAAATGTCGCACCGCGAGTACCGTCGTCGATAAGAAGCATCATACCCGGCATTTCGTGACCGTAAGAATTATGCACAGTCACATAATCGCCATCAGCAACACTCGAAATCGTGCCGCTCGTGGTAAGAACCGCCGATGTTGAGGGGAAAGAAGCCGCAGTATAAATAGCGGAAATCGTGACGCCACCGCTATCCCGCACCGTGCCGCTTGACACAAAATCAACTTTCATATTCGGCGTGATAAACTTCGCGCCATTGACCGCGCTGGCATTGAATCCACTCAGGCCGTAGGCGTTATCAACGGTGACGTATACACCAGACGGTGACCCGTCAACCTGACAGAGATAAGCATTGCCGTCGCCATTAAGCTGGCGGTTAAGATGCTGGCGATGAGAACGAGTCTTGACCGCAATCTGATTCGACCACGCCTCGGCAAATGCCCTCGTGTTGCCAGTAGATAACTGCATCGCGGGGCCGGTAACAGACACGGAGAAATAATGATATTTTGGAGTTATGCTGCATGTAGTCTGCGTTCCCGGAAGAGAGTCGGGCAGATCGTCGCCCTCAGCGAGAGACGCCGCAGAACCCATGTTATCGAACTGCAACGGAATGATAAACCCCTTCCCGTTTGCATCCATTTTACCCGCTACAGACTGAAGGTGACTCAGGAGAAACGATTTCTCCGCAGTCGTTCTTACAATCGCCGGAGCGTAATCGTACTTGAGCATGTCCGTGAAGGTGGTTAAAGTTTCGGCAGTATGAGAAGTTGCCATTGTAAAAGCTCACATCCTTAAAGTTTAGACATAATGTGGTCAAGAAAATTCGGGTCGTCCATGCTCATAGCTGATTTCTTTTCCGCGACAGGAGTTCCGCCACCGATTGCTGACGGGGTAACGGTCTTTGAAGATGTCGGCGCACCCTTAACCTCCACACCCTTTGTTTTGGTAGCGATAATCCGAGTAACCTGTTCATGATTAATCTTCATTAAATCGTCTACCTCGGAACGATTAGGATGCCGCCCGTTCGCGTTAAAGAAATTCTGTAGAGATACAACGACCTGATCAGATATTGCATTTGGGTACTTCCCACTTAATTCTTTCACATCGCGGACGACACGGTCAATTTGTGTTTGATTCATGTCCGCGAGAATTTGATCGGACAATGCCTTTTGCCGAGCGAGTTCCGCTTCAAGAGCGCGAAATTTTGGACTGTCATCGAATGCAGGAGTGGGCATAGAACGCTGAGTGGTTTCTGGCGTATCGTAATCCGGCGGGGGTATTCGCCCTATCAGACCACGACCACCTTCACTTAGCGGTTCGTAAATTGCCCTTGAATTCGGCGCAACAAGAACTTCGGGATGTTTGTTATAAAAATCCACATCCTTAGCAAACGCCGCATTGCGTTTTTCGACTTCCGCCCGTTCCGCCTTAACCGATTCGAGTTTCCTCGTATAATCAGACAGAACGTTCTTTTCCATCGCTGTAACCGCGCCCTGTAATTCGGCGAACTGTTCCGGCGTGTATGTCCTATTGTTGAACGTAATCGCAGATATGGCTTGGCTCTGTTGAGCTTCCGATGGCTGCGCGTTCTGCGTTGCTTGGTCTGACATTTAATCCTCCTGAGTTTCCGTTAAGACTTGCCCGTCATTTCTCGACTTGTGAACCAGTCTGCTTAGGACGGGTTTCTTTCCCGGCTTGACTCTTAGATTGCTGTTGTTGATTCTGTTGAGGTGCTGGTGCTAACCCCATAAGTGCTTGCATATACATTTGAGTGTGTTGACCTACATGTTGTTGAAAAAGTTGGACAATCTTTAAAGCCTGCTGGTCGCCCTGTTCGGCTTTATCAATCAAATCCATGAAATCAGTACTGTTCATAAAATCTTGGTGAACGTCAAGGTGCATCTTATGGTCTTGCCATTGATACGCCGTCGTTGGTTTTCCCGACAGCATCTTGTCAATTTCGAGATACGCTATTTCGGTCTGCCGTTGAACGTCATCAAACGCCGATTCCGGCAAATCAAATTCAAGAAGCCGCATGAGTTTCGCTGAGTTCGGTTGACCGAACGAATCTGTTATACCACCCATCTGATACGCCTGCAAAATCGTCTGGCGCGTTATTCCTCGCGACCTCATCCAGAGATTGTCCATGCGCACCCGAACCTTGCGCGTATTGCCCAGCATCGACCCTTTAAAGTTCCGATACATTATCTGCTTGTTTTTGCCCGTGAACTGAATAACCCGTTCCTCTGTAAGTTTCTCGGCGGCAATCAGTAATACTTTTTCGTATAGCCGCTCGAACGATGATTTCAATAACTCATCGGCAACAGACAACGGAAGTAAGTCTTGATCTTGAAGATTCTGCGCATGTACATCAGAGCGAACACCACTAACAGACGAACCCGCAGACGCCCCATGAAAACTCTGCACGTCGCGCATCTTTGATTCAAGCAACCCGAACATGTTCTGAAAATATGCGGGCATTTCACCAAGTTCCATAAACTCAGGTTTAAAGGGATAGTTGTACTGAATCTTTTCTGGCATATCGTAAATATCATCGACACCCGCTTGATTCGGAATGAGCATCTTCTGGTGAGCCATGTCATCCGCATTTTCAGCCAAAATACTCCATAGGAGATTATACAACCGCTGTAACGGTATCTGGCGTTCTACACGAGACCGCGCCCAGAACTCACCCGGCTCCTGCTTCTCATGGAAATGCTCTATCGGATAACGGTCAACGAGTTTTTCATACGGCCACTTGGAACGAGATAGCAACACGTTTCCGGCCTTAACAACTACCATGCCTTTAGGATTCGTCTCGCTTGGTTTCTGGAAATACACGACTTCGTTCGCATAATCGACCCGGATATTCCCTGAATTGTCACCACGCGAATTGCTTATCCGGTCAAGCGTATAATAATTGCGCGAGTTCTCTTCGGTTTCAGGAACCACATCACCGCCGCCGCTATCAGAATACATCTCTTTGAAATAATCCATCGGACGCCGGAACACGAGAATAATCCACGGCTTATCGTCAAGATACAAGCCGTCAAGCGGTAGAACGACATTCTGCGGGGAAACAATTTCTATCGAAATATCCCCGATAGGTGACTTCTCCTGAAAAACATTTCCATCTTTATCAGTTGCCTCTTCTCCTGTAGGCGTGTACACAGGACGCGCGACGAATCGGCTCCCATCCTCGACATAGTTTAAATACCCAAACACGTTACCGAAGTCCATGAGATTAACCGCTATCTCGATAAACCGCTCAATGAACCGCCAGTCATGCCAGTAATGGTCAAGAAGCCCGTTTGCAAGCCGTGACGCGCTCACATCGTCGGCATCGGTTGTCGCTGGCATAGCATCCGGTTTCGGCATAGCCTGTGTCAGACTGGCAATCATGTGTTCTTTCCACGGCCCGATCATATCAATCGTAACCTGCTTGCGCCCCGGAGGTGCTTGCGGATAAATCAACCTATCCTCTGACCGATGAAGAACACAGAATTGTTGCCCCCTACAGAACGCACTATTGACAAGCCACTGACGGCGAACGGCACTCGTTTCGTCATAGAACATTTTTAGACGGTTATCTATCGCGGCAAGAACATCGGCGTCAGCCATATCGTCAGTGAACCGCTGTCCCTGATACTGTCTCTTTTTATCTGTACGCACAGTTTTCTTGCTCATATACCTATCACCGGCTCTTTCTCGCCGAGAACTTTAAGTTGCTCGTCATCTATAACTCCATCTGCCAACGCTTTAAAATACACGTTTTCCCTCATTTTCTTGTCCTTGTCAACTTCTTTCTGCACCGGAGAAGCGTTCGTAAACTTGTGTTGCGATTGAGTCAGTGTCGCCGCGCCAACATTCCGGTCGTACATGAGAAACTTTATAAACTCGTCTATCTGTTCCTGCATGTCCCGTATCACGCCGAAATACAACATCGCGGCGGCAAAGACAGCACCAAGAACAAAACTACCCAGACACATAAGAACGTTCGCCGACTCTATCAAGTCTCGTTCCTCCCTGCTCAAGTTCTCTCAAATGACGCATATGCTGATCGACAATTGTTTCTTTCGGTTTAATCTGAAAATTCTTCCACCAAAGCGGAATCGCAGAACAGAGATAACGAAAATCATCGCAAGTGTGATCAGCCTGTCCGCGCTTCGGTTTCTCGTTTTCGCCATACTCATATCCATGATGTTCCGCTATAAAGTTCACGCAATGAGGACAAATGTCAACCATGCCCTTACGGAACATCCACGCGATTTTATGAATACCAGACTCGACTTCGTTATCACCCGGCGCAAGCGGCATATTGAAACCCCGGTCGCTCGCATGACGCATGTACGCCTCCATGATCGTCTCCACCGTATCACCAGAACGGCGATTCATTGAAGGGTCACACCGCCACGCATATACTTTCGGATGATCGCCAATACCCATAACGTCTGGATAGTTCAACTTCTGCATCGTGGCAATCGCTTTTAACTTATGGTCTATTTCAGCAACCGTCTCCTCGATGGTGCTTGACTTCAAATAAAGCTCATCGAATACGTGAATCTTCGGCCACTCGCCCGGACGCTCTTCAACCGCCACAAATACCGCCGCCGTGATATTCGTCGTGTTGTTCTTCGGAGCCGTCCCCGTTCCTCCATGATCGAGACCAATATAGATTTTCCATGAAGGGTGTGGAATATATCTCTTTTCTAAAACAAAATCATCCGAGAAGTCCTCGTAAACCTGACCCTCGAAAGCATCCCATTTCCCTAAAACGCGCCGTGAATATTCGCGGGAACTCATGTTCGTTTTTTGGTGGGCAATATATTGATTCGGAAGAAACATGGCATTTGCGTCTGTCGAAACGGTTATCATGCGAAATGCAGGTTTGTACTGCGCCCGAATGTCTTGGTCTGGGGAAATGAGTTTCAGCGCGTTTCTGACATATAAATCATAAACCCACCCGCGCTTAGGGTTGCACGTAGAAAACACTGAATGAACCGGAATAGCCACAGGCGGCTGAACCGGAACTTTATTCCCGTTTGTCCAATCAAACCGATTAAAGAATTTCAAACGAAGTCGCTCAAAAGCAATCCCGCTAAACACTTCTTCGGGAACTTGTTCAAGCTGATCTATCGCGCACCATCCAATGTTATACGACTGTAAATGTTCCATGTCCTCGAAATGCGTGAAATGGATTACGGACTCGTTCTTTAATTCGAGAATTCCGTCCGATTTCCATTCCTTGCGAATCCAAGAACGCGGGAGCCATTTAATGAGTTCCGGATATGTTGTTTTGCCAAAGGCTTTCAGGGAATAGCGACCCATGAGTCCGACATTACCGGACATGTCGCCAAAATACGGGGAACTGACGGAGAGGGCAATACATCGCCAGATGAGAGCGGTCGTCTTTCCTGCGCCGACGCCGCCACTGAATAGCGGAAACGGCTCACGAGCAACCAAGAACTCATATTGAGCAGGGTTCTCCGGATTGCGCGTTATCGGTATATGCGCTTCCTCGACATATAACTTGCGAACCCTATTCAAATAGCGTCACTTGCCCTTCTTCATCTTTACCCGGTTTCGGCAAAGGTATCATCTCCATAGAGCGCGCTTTGAGCCTGAGATATAATGTTGTCCGTATGGAAAATCCCTATATCTTCGGGGTCATCAAACGATTCTGTGTCCGGCATTGTAGGATCAACCATGACAAGTTGTTCAACATGACGCTCGGTAACTTCCGCCTTGTCAATCGGCTTGAGTCCGGCGAGATGCAGAATATCTATGGCGGCTTTCTCTTGAACGTTCTCTGAAGTCGCGTTGTCCATGAGATATTCGAGCCGCTTGACTGCCCGCATAACCAGATTATCAAACTCCTGTTTCGCCTCGGCATGAACCTGCATGGTTGATACGGCATGAAGGTCAGCGAGTTTGTTCACATACTCGTTGAATCCGGGTTTCGAACTCCACTTGTATAACGTGTCGTCGGTAATACCAACCTGCTTGGCAACATCAACTTTTGTAGCTCCATACGCCAAGAGACGGGCGCAAGCCTTCTGCATAGGCGAAAGCCCATCAAACAGAATACGATTACGGCGATCTTGAATTTCATCATCGGTTAATTGAACTTGCAATTAAATCACTTCCCCTGCTTATTAATATGCTCGATAAAGAACCATGCGAATATCATCCAGACAATCACAAGTGGCAACGCAACGACAGCCCATAATGCGTTCCATGCCATTTCAAGCGGAGTGTCGTTCATTTCCCCTTCTTCGCTTTCGTCGCGGCAATAGCCTTAACCAAAACAGGATACAGGTCGTCAGCCTCGTCAATAATCCGCGCCATTTCTTTCTCGTTTATTTTACGCCCATCCGGCCCCTTTGCGCCGACAGCGTCAAATACAGCTTTGCCAAACTCAAGGGCTTCTTTGACAACCTTGCCCCACAGCATGTACGCGCTTCCAAAAACGCCGAGACCAGAAACGAGCGCGGTTATAACAATCGTCCACGCCTGATCCGTTAAAAATCCAGCTATCGAACTTAACATCACACTACTCCTTTTAACAGCCGTCTGAGAATATGAATAACCTCGTGCCGCGCCTCGTCTGCCTCCTCCGGTTCAACATACCGGGAAAGCATCAGCGCGTGCATACGGGCAAGTAACAGTTCTATAACTTCATGCAATGCACTATCAAGGATTTCTTCTTCAACGCCATCTTCTTCACCGAGTTCATCTGAGATGCTAAGTATTGCTGTTCTATCGGAAATGCTTGCTACACAGTCAGAAACAGAAATCCATTCAACAGACTTAACGCCACCAAGATCAACATTCCGTGCATACCTAACATCCCACCCCTGCAACCCTAACTTTTCAAGCAACCGTTCACATTCTTCTATGAAACAAGTAAACTGTTCGTCTGTTGTTTTCGGCATATCACCTCCAGAAAGATAAAACCACATAGAGAATTAGAGTTCCACCGGCAAGTGCGAATCTTCGCCACACCGCCGTAGCTGTCTTGACGTATATGTTTAATCCAAGAAAGTTTTCATACGCAGGTATCCGCGTCCCGTATCTCGCAAACGAATACATGGACTCGAATACCTGCCAGCCCACAAGAGAGGAGAACAGTATAAAAAGAAACAGTGAAGCAATAAAAATGGGAGTAAGAGAAACAGATTGAAACAGTAGGACGAGCGCAACACCGATTGACATCCCTAAGACGGTTCGAGTCACACAGAAGTAATGATACCATCTGGAAAGGTCGTGACCACGAACACCCTCAAAGCCGTTGCCTGACAACCCTTCATCGCTGCGAGTTGCCATAACCATTCCCTCGACATAGCCCCGTACCGCATCGAAGATCAAGACAGCGAAGAAGAAAACCAGTTGCAGCCAAACAACTTTTCCCATCGAACACTCCTTTGCGGCGTAATACAGGTTGTGTACAATGCGCCGCTTCATACAAAATGTGGTATATAACTAAAATTGTCAAGTGTTTTTTCTTACATTTTTAAAATAACTTGACTTTTCCGCCCCGATATGGTATTTTTCAGTTGCACGAATCACACAAAGAAGCGGGAGTCACCGACAATGGCAATCAGTTTTGACGTACTATCTCAGAGAAATATTCCCGATGAAACCACGGCACTGGAGACTTTATACCGTAAGGGTAAAGCTGTCTCCTTCTTTGGACAGGTGCAACTCCAGTGCCTAAAAATATTTAGAGGAGAACTATGAGTAAAATCATCTCTCATGCCCCGACACCCGAATACCGCACCGGCTGGACTCGCGTTTTTGGAACCAACCGTCGCAATCGCACCGTCCACGTCTCGGAACTGCTCGACGAGGCAATGAAGGAAATAAAGAAGCAGGCTGGTGAAGAAGATTCTGACTTGACAGAACGGAAATAATGTGGTATATTATCAGGTGTAGCGAATCACACAAAACGCAAACGGAGACCATACGACAAATGGTATTCAACTTTGACTTTTCTATTGAACAGACTTATAATGGCGGAACCCGGAGTTCTTATACCGTGAGGATAAGAACGGCTATTTGCGTGGTCGTGTTACGCTCCGGGTTCCTCTCCGTATAGGATGTGAGTTAAATGGAATCTGGAATGGAATTAGGATGGCTTAAACTCTGGAGAAAGTCTATTTATAGTACGGTATTTGAGGATTCCGAGCTATGGAAGTTATGGACTCTTTGTCTTATGCTCGCAAATCACGCAGAAAAAGAATGCTTCATAAGAGGAGTTAAAGAACCAATAACAATTAAACCGGGACAATTCATAACCGGACGATTTGATCTTCACCACAAATTATACCCCAAGAACAAAAAATCGAATCTCTCGCCACTTTCAATCCAGCGCTTAATGAACAAGCTAAAAAGACTCAAAAATTTGGACATTGAAACGAACAACAAATATTCGCTCGTAACTATATGTAATTGGCCTATTTACCAAAGCACAGAAATTGAAAATGAACAACAAGGTGAACAGCCGCATGAACAACAGATGAACAACAAACGAACAACAGATGAACAACAGATGAACACAAACAAGAATATAAAGAATGATAAGAATGATAAAGAATGGAAAGAAAAAACCCATTATGCGCGAGCGCGAGGGTATGACCCACAGGAAGAACTCAGAGCGAAGGTTAATCCGATTTTCACGGGGACGGAGATTATTCCGGTTAAGCGGCAGAACTTGAGATAGAGCGGAGAGGAGAGAGACGACCATGAAGAAGAGCGGAATGAATGATGCAGGAACTATCTCTATGCCGCCCGTAGCAGAGGACATAGAGAGAGCGGTTATAGGAGTGCTGTTGAATAACCTGAGCGAATTTGAAACATATCTTGATTTGTTTGACGAAACAATGTTTTATGGGAACAATTGCCGGATTATCTTTTCTACTATCTTTTCGCTTTGGAAGAAAGACGAGCGGGTTGATCTACTCGCCGTTCATGAACACATGAAAGCAAGTGGACTCATTGAAATGGTTGGTGGAAGTGAAGCGTTCTGGGGGATAACGAGTGATTGTTTCTCTACAGCGAATATGAAATATTGGTCTGACGTACTGAAAGATAAAAAGCGGCTGAGAGAGATTGCCATACTTTCGCGACAGATTCAACTTGAAATAGAAAAAGGAAATACCGACTCGAAAGAATTACTCAATAGATTACAGGAGGGCGCGGATAATATCGGCGGAGAACAAACCAGTTCCGGCGTTAAAAAGATAAGCGACTGTATTCAGCCGACAATGAGCATTATCGAAAAACGCAGTCAGTCAAAAACCGGAATAACCGGAATCCCTACCGGCTTTCCTCTTCTCGACAAAGCTACAGCGGGCTGGCAACCCGGAAGTTATATCGTTCTTGCCGCACAAACCAAAGCAGGGAAATCCGCTCTCGGCTTGTCTTTCGCTTTAACCGCTGCGTCGGCTGGTTACACGACTGTCATATACAGCCTCGAAATGACAGAGACAGAAATCACTGAACGTAGTATTGCCTATGAATCTCAGGTAGAAACAGCCGCCGTTCATTATAAACCTCTGGTTCAGGCTGAATGGACACGCATTTCAGACGCATGTCAGAAAATACACGACTTGCCCCTCTATCTCGATTCAACGCCGGGACTCAATATAACGGAGCTTTCGGCTAAAGCGAAACGAATGAAGCAGAAACATGACATATCATTTGCCATAGTTGACTATATGCAGTTAATGGGCGGAACCGGAGAACTCTCGCGGCAACTACAGGTTGAAAACATATCGCGTGGACTAAAACGTCTCGCTATGAGTCTCGGAATCCCCATCATCGGAATCTCTCAGTTCTCAAGACCGATCAAGGGACAGGAAAAGAAACGCCCTATATTATCAGACTTGAGAGACAGTGGGGCAATAGAACAAGACGCAAACGTCGTCATATTCATACACGACCCCGAAGAAGATAGAAAACGAGAACACTTAACCGCATTACATATCCCTGAAAGAGATATACCAATGGAAGAACTTAGAGAAATAATTATCGCAGCTAATCGTCAGGGGCCGACAATAGATATGCTTGCACGCTGGCAAGGATACTTCTATAGGTTCTCTAATCCGTGCTAAAAGGAGTATACCATGTATACATCACAGAAGAATACTACCCATACCATGCTTCCCCCGAAAGACGTAATGGAACTATTCCAAAGAGCCATGAACTATGAAAGACACCTTAAAGGAAATCCATCCCATGAAAACGTTAAATACATGTTTGACACTATGTATAATACTATAAATGAAGTATGCGGGGTAAGTACGATAGACTATTTATTACACGTGGGTATAGATGTTATACCGCTCTATTAAGAATAACACCTATCTATACGATAATTCCTTATCGCATCTATTATTCCCTTATAAGAAAAATCTTTCCCTAAGGGGCTATAACGCATAGTATAATACTTATAACGCTATGTGCTATACCCCCCTTTCCCTTTTCTTTCCCCCTTAACAATCCCCCTATTATATTCCTATTCCCCCGCGCGTGAGCCAAACTCGTTCCAAGTTCCGACGAGCATTCCTTCTCGGTAGACTTCATCCCTTAACCAGAAAAACCAGCCCCAAAAACCGGTTGCGGCGAGAAAGAATTAACGGTCGGATAGGGGATGTATGTAAGAATTTTCACGTTCTGCGAACTTTATTAGACTCCCGCCCGACTCGTATATGCTATCTCACCTCGCCCCGTCCGTCTCGCGTCCCCCTTGTCCCATACGGGTCACTTTATACAATATGTCAAGAATGCCTCTATATTGCCCTGAGTTCAATTATCTATACCTATAGGCTATATCGAGTCTATTTAACCCTTATAATCGATTATAGGGCAAAATAGGGCTATTATAACCGTTTTAAGGGGATATATCAAAAACAAGTATAATTACGGGTATAGTTAGTATAACTCGTATAACTCGTATAACTCG